CCTGCTCTGCGATACGTTCGGCCTGCCGGGTGCGGAAGAGTCGCGCGACTACATCCAGCACTGGTACAAGTCCAATGAGGTTCCTGAGAAGCAGGCGCACCGGATCTTCAACGCTGCTTCGAAGATTCTCGAGGCTGGCAAGGTGGAGGCGACCACGACGGTCGCCTCCTAAGGAGGAGTCATGGAGAACATCGACTGGAACGCGAAGCAAGCGTTGGCGAAGAAGATGTCCGAGGAGCAACTGGTCTGGGCAATGTCGGATTGCCGCGAGACCGCGAGAGTGATGGGCAGGGGTCCGATGTTTGGCAAGGATGCCAGCTACTACATGGACGAGCTCCGCATCTACAAGGCTGAACTCGACAAACGAAAGGCGAAGCGATGAGCGACCACTGGACACTTCCGGACCCACGCTGGTACGTGCGTCGGTACGGCAAAACGGTAGGACGTTGGGTGTTGGGCCTGACGTTTCAGATCCCTCTCCTCCCCGTGTTCGTGCTGCTGATCTGGCTCATCGCCAAGTTCGGTTGGCCGGACCTCAACTGGGTGATGTACCGATGAGTAAACTCGAACGGAAGCTGGCCTTCATCCGGCAACTGGCGGAGTTCCTGGTGGGGAAGTGGGTGAAGCTGTGATGCGCTGGGCTGCATGGGGAGCAGTCATTGGAGTCGCTCTCTTCGCAACGATAGGAGGGTTGACAGCACTTTGCGCATGGGTCATTCAGAACCTCCCTACGTGGGGAAGAGTCCTGTTCTTCGGAGGTTTGGCAGGCGCAGTAATAGGACTGCTCGCTCGGACAAGCCTGGAAGGAGGTATGTGATGAGTCGCAAGGACGTTGGGTACGGAGTGCGTGCGGAAGTGTTCAAGCTCCCCGGAAAGCGGAGTGCGGATTACGCTGCGCGAATCTACATGCGCGGTTCACATGTGGCCACCGTTTCGGAACCTGGCAAAGCGTCGCCTGGCGACGCACTGCTGGCTGCGCGACGGTGGGCACGTCTCTATCGGAAGCAATTCCAGAAAGGGTAAGGAGCCATGGTGCTCGAGAAACATCTCCAGGCGATCAAGGATGCGCTGGAGAAGGACGACACGATCAACGCAGCCTGCGCGGTCAACCGTTTGACCTCAGCGTGGGCGGAAGGCGAACGGATAGGAGCAGTGGAGCTTCAGGAAGGGCACGGTGGACGGTCGGTCCAGTGCCTCGAAGGAGTCTTGATCCGCCTGTTGCGATTGGCGATTCTGGGTGAGGCGATTCGCGACGCTGGCGGTGGCCGAGAGGAAGCAGCCAGACTCGTCCAGGAACGACGAGGAACAACGGGAAATCGGCCCGTGGCTTGCTAAGGGAGAGGTCAGACCCGTTTCCCGAAAGGACACCGACATGAACGAGCTGACCCTGACCGAAGCCTTCGAACTCTACCACGCTGCCAATCCGCGTCCGTTCAGCGAGGCTGATTGGATGGCCTTCGCCGGTTGCGATGGCGAACCGTACATCGCCCACTCCGACGACTACACCTTCATCTTCGACGTCGGCACTGAGGACGCTGTGCTCCAGGTCTTCCGCAACGACGACGAGTGCACCATGGTCGCCAACTACCGTCTCGTGTGGGAGGTTTAGTCATGCGGTACGACTGGATGGAAATCAACGAAGCTCTCATGGAGACGGGTCACAGCCCGAAGCAGATCCTCCGCGTGCTCAGCGCGATGAACGATCAGCGCAAGTTCGCGGTGCAGGTTCCGGCTGGCATGTGCTTCGAGGACGACGAGCACATGCCCGGACGTCGCTACTCCATCGAGGCGAGCGAGCTTGACCTGCCTGTGGGCCAGTTCCCCCAGTGTGTGATGCTGATGCACAGCATGGAAGAGCCGACCAACTTCGAGATGCTCGTTCAGCGTGGCGAGGTGACCGAAGTCGGTGCCGTCTACAAGAACGACGATGGCGTCACCCTCACCATCTTCAACGACTAAGGAGCAGCCGATGAAGACCTGGACGACTCTCGAAGCAGCACGGTTCCTCGACGACCATGGCTACGACTGTTCGCAGACTCGCGAGCCGATCAAGTGGAAGGTCATCGAGCCGAACGGCAAGCGACGCTACTACTGGGCGCACGAACTGTGTGCGCTGGCCGAACACGTTCGCGAGGAGACGAAGTCATGAAACGGCCACTGTGGGAAGTGAAGGCAGATTTGCGTCGTGCTCTGAGTATGTACGGCACCGCTTGCGACTTGGGCGAACCGGAAACGATCCGGTACATGAAGCGGTGGGTCGAAGCGTGTGAACAGGAGCTGATTGCCCACGGGTACGGACGTGTGGACGTTCACGAGCCAACGGAAGTTCTTCAGCCTGCTTGATTTAGCCCAGGTACGTCCAAACGTCCATCCGTCCTGGCCATGTTTGCAGTTGCAGGAGAGACGCAGTTGGGTGCTCTCTCTTCTCTCTTCTTCTTCTCTTCAATAAGAGAGAGAAGAAGAGACGTTAGGGTAGCCAACGGAGAAAATGCAACTTACCACGTCCACCCCTTGGGCTTGAGGTATGGACGGTTTCGACGGATTGAGCTAACCTCCTCACTGAACAGAACGTTACGCTGAATTTCAGATTGGACTTGAGCGATGGGCTCAGGGTGGATCGCTGCGCGGCCAGCGTGTGGTGGCATCGCGCGTGCGCGCGAGGAACCTTGGCTCAGTCCCTGGGCTTGGGCTATGTTTCGGGCATGGCCAAGAAAAAGACGACAAGCAGAAAGAAGATCGGAACGAACGGTGGCCGAGAGGTCAAGTTCACTCCGGTCAAGAAGGCAGAGTTCCTCGAGATGTATTCGAAGACTGGCCTTCACAATCTGTCGGCCAGAGCTTGCGCTGTGTCGCCGGAAACGGTACGACGCCACCTCAAGGACGATCCGGATTTTGCGAAGGAGTACGATGAGGTCAAACGCGACTTCGTTGATACAATCGAATCCGAAGCCTATCGTCGAGCGGTGGAGGGTGTTCTTGAGCCAGTCTTCCAAGGCAAGGAACACGTCGGCAACAAACGGGTCTTCAGCGATCGCATGCTCGAACTGCTCCTGAAGCGACACGTGCCCGAGTATCGTGAGAAGCAGACCGTTGACATGAACGTCAAGGGTGGTATTCTCATTGCGCCACTGTCCGGTGAAGATGCCAAGGAGTGGGAGCGTCGTCACCGAGAAGAGGATGACTAGATGAATCACGATGCGGTGGAAGTGCGCCTGATGAAGCGTGTTCAGAACGGCAGCTACTACTTCTCCGTACTCGTCCCCTCCAAGGTCAAGCCCAGACTCTTCAAGCAAGGCATCGTGGAGTTCGAGCGACGTGACCAGGCTCAGGTCGTCGGTGCTCTAGCTGGTGCCTTGGCGGAGGAGCTTTGCGACCAGTACAACGACAAGTTGGATCCGTCGTCGTGCGCCCATAGCGCCATGGATGCTTACGTAGAACTGATGGCTGAGAATCCATCCATCATGTTCGGGGACGAGTTGCCACGTGCCACAGACAAGTTCATCGATGCCGCAACTGGAGTGGCGCGAAACCGATGAGGGTCTCACGCCATTTCTGATTCGGGGTAAGACGGAGACCAAGGCTGAGTGGGCTCCACAAGCTGGCAGCCAAGTCGCCTTCCTCAGTTGCCCTGTGTTCGAGTGCTTGTACGAAGGCACTCGTGGGCCAGGCAAGACTGATGCTCTCCTCATGGATTTCTTGCAGCATGTTGGCCAGGGCTGGAAGGCTGAGTGGCGTGGCGTGCTCTTTCGTAAGACGTACCCTGCTCTCGGTGACGTCATTGAGAAGTCCAACAAGTGGTTTCCGCGCATCTTCCCTGGAGCCAGGTACAACCGAAGCGAGCACTATTGGACGTTCCCCGATGGTGAGCAGTTGTATTTCCGTCACTTCGAGCGACCGGGTGACTACTGGAAGTACCATGGCCATGCGTATCCTTGGCAGGGCTGGGAAGAGCTCACCACCTGGCCCACTCCTGAGTGCTTCATTTCCATGTTCGCTTGCGCACGGTCGACCGCTATTGGCATCCCGATCAAGGTGCGTGCGACGACCAACCCGTATGGCGTTGGCCACAACTGGGTGAAGGCCAGGTATCGCCTGCCGATTGCCGGCAAGCACTTCGTCGGGAAGGTCATTCGAGATTCACGTGACAGAGATGGCAACCTGGAGCCTGAACGAGTTGCCATTCATGGGAAGATTCATGAGAACCGCATCCTGCTCCACGCCGATCCCAAGTACATCGACCGCATCCGTGCTGCTGCACGCAATCCGGCGGAGTTGAGGGCATGGCTGTATGGCGATTGGAACATCGTCGCTGGCGGCATGTTCGATGATGTGTGGGACCCATCCGTTCATGTCGTGCCCAACTTTCCGCTCTACCGGGTGCCAAAGGAGTGGCAGATTAGTCGAGCTTACGACCATGGTCAGTCGGCTCCGTTCTCTGTCGGTTGGTGGGCCATCTCGAACGGTGAGCCGTTTGAGTGGAACGGACACACCTACGGACGCTATCCTGGGGACAGATACCGTATCGCCGAGTGGTACGGATGGAACGGGCAACCCAATGAGGGTGTTCGGATGTTGTCGACGAAGATCGCAGAAGGGATCCTGGAGCGCGAAGACGATTATGGTCTCACTGGACGAGTGAGGCCAGGGCCAGCCGATACGAACATCTTCGATGACTATGAGCCAGGGACGTCCGTCGCTGGTGACATGCAGCGTGTCGGTGTTAGGTGGGAGAGAGCTGACAAGGGTCCGGGTTCACGCAAGCAGGGCTGGCAGCAACTACGCAAGGCACTGTCGAATGCGAAGAACCCGATGCGCGAGGAGCCTGGGCTGTTTGTTCTCGAGAGATGTCAACAGTTCCAGCGCACCGTGCCAGTGCTTCCACGGAGCGACAAAGATCTCGATGACGTGGATACCGAAGCAGAGGACCACATCGGAGACGAAACGCGATACTACTTGCGTTGGAAGCCTAAGACCATTTCGAGCGGAGCATTCTGATGGCGAAAGACAAGGATGCTGAAAGTCCAGCAACCACCAGCTATGCCTTTGACGACATGCTGCCTGCCTGGACCAAGATCCAGACTGTGCTCAATGGTACGGAAGCGATGCGTGACGCAGGTCGTACCTACCTTCCGCAGCACTACGCTGAGACCGATAAGCAGTACGAGGAACGACTGCTCAAGTGCACACTTCTCAACTCTACCAAGATCACGCTCGACAGTTGGGTTGGCCGACCGTTCAGTGATCCGATCGTGTTCGAGGACATGCCATCTGCCATGGAGACGATTGCAGATGACGTTGACCTCACCGGAACGGACATCCAGGTCTTCTGCCGCAACTGGTTCAGCGATGGTGTAGCCAAGGCATTCAGTCATGTCTACATCGATTTCCCTCGCGTTGACAAAGAGGCACCACGCTCTCTGGCCGACGATCAGAACGAAGGCATTCGTCCGTATTGGGTACACATCCATCCGGAACAGTTGTTCTTCGCTGATGCGGAAGTCATCGCTGGACGTGAAGTGCTGCGCGAGATCCGAATCATGGAAACCGTTCAAGAGCGTGACGGTTTCTCCGAGATCCACAAGAAGCAGATTCGCCGGATCTTCCTGGGCTTCAATGAAGAGATGCAGGAGACGCAGGTCACGGTGGAGCTCTATCAGCTGAGGGAGACTAAGAACAAGGACAAGGAAGAGTGGATCCTGGTCGACAGCTATCCGTCGGACCTGCCTTTCATTCCGCTCGTGACCTTCTACTCCGATCGCGATTCCTTCATGCATGGTCAGCCTCCGCTGGAGGATCTGGCTGATCTGAACATCGCTCATTGGCAATCGACTTCCGACCAGCGTGCCTGCTTGACTGTGGCTCGGTTCCCTATTCTCGCTTTGAGTGGAGGCACCGATGAGAACAATGAGTTGGCTATTGGCCCGAATCGTTGGTTGTATGCGCCGGATCCCCAAGCCAAGTTCTACTACGTGGAGCACAGCGGTGATGCCATCGAGGCAGGCAGGAACGACTTGCTTGACCTTGAGAGTCAGATGGCCGAATACGGTGCGGAGTTCCTCAAGAAGCGGCCAGGCGCACAGACCGCCACAGCACGGGCATTGGACTCGGCTGAAGCAACCTCCCCACTGCAAGACATGACGATTCGTTTCACTCATGCTGTGGATCAGGCATTGTGGATCACGGCTCAATGGATGCGGCTCGAGAACGGTGGCACAGTAGTTATTTCGACGGAGTTCGGTCCGGAAGATGTCAACCAGGCGGATCTCAACACGCTGCGGGAGACGCGGAAGATGCGTGACATCTCACGCAAAGCGTACCTGGAGGAGCTGATTCGTCGTGGGCTGCTGGATGAGGAGTACGACATCGAGGCTGATGCTGCCGTTCTCGAGCAAGAAACCATGGACATGTTCAGCGCCATGCCGGATGCACTTCGTCCCGATGTTGAAGATGAAGATGAAGATGAGGAGAGCGAAGAAGAAGGAGGTGAGTGATGACAGGCGAAACAATCACTTACTTCACCAACGTTCCACCCTGGCAGTATTGGCCCTGGTACCCTCAGCCTCAGGTCTACGTCACGTACCCGACTCGCACTCCGCACACGTGCCCTGTCTGCAAAGGCACTGGCTTGGTTTCTCGTCCTCCCCATGTTCCGGGTGATGTGGA